GGTTTGCCCAATACTCGCCCCGTGCTGTCCCTGCTCTGATTTGCCCACTAACTAGATCGTCGGTGTCCATTGGAAACGACTCTACGGTGCCGTCGCTAAAGGCGACGAGGTAAGTGCCCTCCTCAGCGGGCATTTCCCCAGTCGTTATAGCTTTCCAATCTAAAACCGCTATCTGTCTCATACTAATAGGTTATCAGAAAACAGAAAGTGCCGTGGTTGATTTAATTACGTGCCAATCTACGGCCCCCCACGTAAACATTAAATCTTTCGACGCCACGGCTCGCCGTTAGGAGTAACGGGGGCAAGTCACAAAAACTTCCGCTTTTTCCATATAGCGGGACACCTTACTATTTCTAAAATCGGTTGTTTGCTTTTTGACAAAGGCTCTACCTTGAGGTTTTGCGTAATTACAACATCTTCGCCCCAAGACTCTGCCATCTGTTGCGCTTGCTGAACCACTAACAACGCTTCATCCGACTTAAATCGGATGTTTTCTATGGACAGTTTTGGTAGATGCCTTTGAAGTCCGGCCATCCGTTATCGCCCCCAGAGTCTTTATATAACTTCACCATGTCGCAATAGTGAGCGTCCGCTTGTTTGTGATCTTCATAGTCACTGGACATAACCACTACCGCACATAGCGCCATAACCGCGCAAACTACTGAAATACCTAAATCACTCATCTTGCACCCCTATTAGCTCCCTGTATTTTCTAAACGCCTGCTTGTCGCCTAACACCATGTCTATAAATTCTAGGTACTGCCGTTCTAAGTATCGGTGCTTTATCACCTCTATCGCCATAGACATTTGCTGATCGTGGTTTAGCGATTTCCAGTGATACTTCTGGCTAACAAACGTGTCTAACAACTTGTTGTCTAGTGGTTCGTATGACATAACTGCATCCTCCTACGGGCAAAGGTAAACCAACACGCCCCCATCATCAACACTTGCGATTATAATACTTAGTTATAACCTAGTTGTAGCTAATAATTTCGTATTCTACGTCTAGCTCCCGCTTTCTGTACTCCTCGCGGTAATGCTTTGCGATCTCTTTGCGGATTGCCGCAGTCGTTTTCATGTGTCCTTGCGCTTTTTCTCGCAAAATCTCCATGTGGCCTTCGCCTAGCGTCATTACTAGCCAATCGTGGAAAGCCACGGGGTTTTCCGTAAAGTAGCGATGCGAGCTATGGGTCAGCGTAACCGCATTGTCCATACTCCAACGCAGTATTTTTGCCCTACGCCCGTAGATATGGGCACACTCTAAAGCGTCAGTGCGTCCAGTATGCAAGCACGCGCCATCCCTGGCTCTGACTGCCTTGCTAAACCAAATGTCTGCGGCGTCTCGCTTAACAGCCATTACACTGCCTTTTCTTCATCCTTAAAAAACCGCTCTCGCCCGATTGCCTTGATAAACTCTGGGCAGTCTTTACACAGCCAGCCATGTAACTTGCCGCCAATGCACTTTAGGAACATTGGCCGCATATCAGTGTTGCACTTCGGGCACCGCATCTGGGGTAAATTCAATCTCAAACTCCTCATAAAACAGCGCTGTTTGCCACGCCTCTACAAAGTCGCTAACCGGCATTGCCACCGTCACGCCTTCTGGAAACGTGTCGGTATACACTACGGTTTGCTCTTTGTTGCTTATGTCGCTGATACAGCCGCCGATGGTTGCCGGTAAAAAAACGACCATTCCCTGATCCTTGGGTAGTTCCGCCGCTATTAGCATCACTTAGCGCTCTCCCATCTAGCCATGCGTATATCGCACCTGTATCTAGCTACCTCGCCAAATTCCTTGTGCAAAACCAAAGCCGTTAAGTCGCGGCCTGATCTATACCCTTTTGCGGCGTGCCATGCGTCTTTTGCCGCGAGCGTTCTGAAGCTCTCTACCGTGCAACCGCGTAACTCAGTTTTGCGGCTGTGGTGTATATGACCAACAAACCACATCCTGTGCTCGGTCTTGCCCCAGTCCTCCGCCTTGTCTGTTGCCATTAGCTCGCCCAAATCTGCGTGCTTTACCGTGTCGCCGTGCGTGACACCAACAAGACATTTGCCAAACTTCACATAATGAAACTTAGACACCGTAGGGTGTATTTTAACCCGTGGCTCTTTCGTAAAGTACGCAGACAAAAACGCCGCGAGCATCACCGAGCTATGATCGTCATGGTTGCCAATAGCGTTGATTACCTCAACCTCTGGGTAGCGCTTAAGGGCTAGGTAGATCATGTCTACCATAATCATGCACCCCAGCTTTAGCACTCGCGCCCAACGACTATCTACGTCGAGCTGGTGCTTACTGCGGCTAGTTTGATTGCTTTGGTTGTCAGCATGGAAAAAGTCGCCCAGATTGCAGATCAGCGCCTTTTGCGCGTCGGGTGTAGCGTCTAACAGTTTACGTGACGCGTTAAGCAAATCTTCGCGGGCAATCTCTGTATCAAAGTTCTCGCCGCTTTCTTCGCTCCAGGCGTAGAGTCCTATATGCGGATCGCCAATGGGTATAGCTACCATTACGTCATCCGTCTGACCTTTGTGCTTTGGCTCTTTAACTGGCTTTGCCTTGCCCTCATAGTCCGAAACGGCTTCGGCTATGGCTTCCTGCAATGCCTTTAGCCTGCTTTCTTCTGCCAGTTTAGATTTAACCCACTGGCCGGTCACTGCGCCTTCGTCGTTGTAGTAGGTGGATACGCCAGAAACAACAAACCCGTCTGGGACGGGCTTATTCATGTCATGTTCTGGGCTATAACCTTGCTTTGCGGCTTTTCTCTTAACCGCTGTGAGCTGGTGCTTTACAGCGTTACGGGTCATCCCTAGCAACTTGCCCGCTTCGTGTTGAGAAAATCCCTGCTCTACGCATAACTCTATAACTCGTTTTTGTTTTTCCGTGCTACAAAACTGCAAAAGCTGATGTGCCACTTTAGCCCCCTTTTAGCTTCATATATTCAGATTCAGCAGGGCAAGTCAGCGTAACGCCGTGATCCATTGCCCAATCCTGCACCTGATCCATGAAGAACATCATTTCTCCTCGATCTAGCCCGCTAGTTTCTCTTACTTGATCTTCAATGACGGTTTTATTGATTTGTATAGATTCCGTCCCCAAGAATTTGTATTTTAACAGAATTTTAATTTTTTCTTCAGTGACTTCTGCACCCTTTGCCGCAAAGTGACTAGCCATTTCTCTGCACCACAAATGGAACAACGCGTTTTGAGAAAGTGACCGCTTCGGTATAAAGCGTGACACCTTCCACTGCACCGGATTTTCCCAGTCCCATTCACGTTCTAACCAACGCTTAAAGTGCTCTAGTCTGCTGTCAACATCTTGCTTTGTTTTGACTAGCCAAAACTCGCTCAAAACACCAAAGCCCCAATGCTTAAGCCAATGATAAACGCCAAGCCATAATACATTTCGTTATCCATCGCCTATTTCTCGCTCTATCAAAATATCTATGTAGTGTTTGGCTTTTCGCAAGTCATCTACGCCGCCTTTTAACTGCCAGCGTGACACGTATTTTATGACCGCGTGCTCGCATACGCCTAAGTTATTCTCTAGCGCGTACTCAAGCGGCTGAATTTTAAACTGCTTGTAGTGCGTGCCGCCTACTTGCCGATCTAAGCTACTCATAGCCACTCCATCTTTGGCGTTTTGCCGTGTTCTCCGTGTCTAAATGACTGCCCTGGCGATTCATGTAGCTGTATTGTGCCCTCAAACGGTGCCTTGCGTTGCTTCGCTACGATTAGCTTCAGGTCACATTCGTTCTGTATAACCTCTTTCTCCTTTTCCGTAAGAGTCATGCCGTATTCGCTTTTTTGCTTAATGCGTGAGCGCTTTTTGTTGTGCCAAACGATCAAAAGCAGATGCACTTGATCTACAAGCGAGCTAGAGCCCCTAACGTCAAATCTCGTCGGCACGTACTCATCGCCGCCTGTTGGCGGTTTACGCACATGATGCACAACGCAGATATGTATTTTTAGCGCTGAAGCCAAGCCAATAAGCTGATTAAAAAACAGCCGCTCCCGCTCGGCATCCTCTGTAACGCCCGTAAACTGTAGGTTATCTATCGCAATCACCTTACAGCCACGCTTTGCCATAGCAACAATAGCGCCTAAGCACTGTAAGGGCTTGACGCCACCCAGCACCCTGTACCAAAAAAATCTGTCCGTCATCCAAGCTACAAAACGCTCTCCTAGCTGTCTGCTTGGGTTATCTACCGCAACGCTTTGCTTTGTCATCAGCTTGGCGGTGTCCTCTATATCCATTTCAAACGAGGCCAAGCCTACCTTTACGTCTTTACAGGCCCACAGCAATATTTGACTTAGCACCGTGCTTTTTTTGTGGCCGTTGACGCCTGCGACTAACGAAACCTCGCCCATGCGAAACCGCACTTTGTCGTGAGTCTGCGGCCACGGGAAGCCAATACCCGTAGTAACTGGGCTTTCTTCTAGCCTTGATAAAAACTGATCTGCAAAGGCATCTATGCTTACTACGTCTAAATCCTCTACCTGCGCGTAGATTTGTTGCAGGTCTTGGTTTGTAAAATCCTCTACCTCTTTCCTCGGTATGTTCATATCGTAAAGTCACCCTCTGTGTCGTAATTTTGTTTTTTTGGGAATACGGATTTCCACCCGCACTCTATCGCAAGATCAACGGCCTGCCTTTGCTCCTCCTCGGTAAAGTCTTTTAGCTTGTTAGCCACCAGCAAAAGTGATCGCTCTGTAGTCGGCGCTTTAAACTTTCGTCGATAGGCTACCCAGTCTTGCCACGGCTCCTTTGCAACACCTTGCGGCGGTGTAAAGCGACCATGTTTTTGCTTTGGTGGTTCCTTTGATGGTTCCTTGATGGTTAGAGTATTGAATTCCGTACTGCTAGGGGTATCGGATTCCGTACTACTGGGGGTATTGAATTGCGTACTACTGCCAGCAGTATGCTTTTCCGTACTAGCTATATTTAGCGTGTAGATTGTTGACTTGTTATGACGCTGTTGCCGCGTCACCAAGTTTTTCTGCTCAAAGACCTTAAGCGCATTAGATACCGCGTTGCGTGTCGCGCAACTACG